TTCAAGGCTTGGAACATTTTGTGTAGCAACGCATTTTTATTCAAATACTCCTTATATTCAATCAGTTGCTATTGGCTATGAATACACAGACACTACAACCTCTCAGATAATTCAAAATTTAAGAGTCTTTCCAACTTCTTTATTTCAGGATTGGGGTTTTGTATCTGAGACATTTGAGATCCCTGACGAAAATACAGACTTAAGGGTAGTCATAAAAATCATAACAACTTCTGGTGGAGCCACAACTGGAGACTATGAATTATATTTTAATGGTATAACTGTTGGTCAATGGTCTGAAGAGTTTAATGCAACATCTCTTGGCATAGAGTCAGAAACATTCCCAGCAAACATTGATCTAACAACAACTAATGATGTTGTTGCAGCATCGGCTTATGGAATCTCTTCAGATACTGCATACTATTTAGTTGATGGAAATTATCTTGCTGCAAAGAATACTGGAATTCCATTAGTTTTTGGTGCATCTGGAATTACAAAACTTGTACCAAACGGAAACGATCCATCAATTATTTTTCCTGGCAAAGGATTTTTGCATGAAGAGGGAAGATATAACAATTATACTGTTGAGTTTTGGGCAAGACTTAGTTCAGAGACAAATACACCAAAAAGAATATTTGGGCCCATTGGAAGCGAAGACGGACTATATGTAGAAGGTGGATTCTTAACACTTTTCATTGGCGGAAATTTTGCTTCACACTTTATTGGTGAGTGGTTTAGACCAATGCTAATTCATATTGCTTTAACTAATAATAACGCAGTAGTAATGATAAATGGAGAGCAGGTTATCTCTTTAGATTTTATTACTTCCTCAATCAGTTTGGCTTCTGGACTTGAGGAAAATTGGCTTGGATTCTATGCACACGAAGATGTAACTCCAATAGAAATAGATGCTCTTGCTATTTATTCGTACAGAGTTCCAGACATTGTCGCAAAAAGACGTTGGGTTTATGGTCAGGGCGTAGGTTCATCAGAAAATATTGATTCTGCTTATAGCGGAACCTCTGCTGTGATTGATTATCCATTTGCTGACTATACGGCTAATTATAATTACCCAAGTTTTGCACAATGGCAACAGGGAAGTTTTGACAACCTATCTACAACAGCAACAGCATTAACAACCCCTGAGTATGTTTTGCCAACAATTTTTACGGGTACAAAAACCATTCAAGATTTATATGATGATTCAGATACTATATATTCAAATATAGCAAGTGGAAACCTTGGCACCGACAGTAGGTTTATATCACTAAATCCTAACAACTCCTGGGACAATGAAGGAGCATATATTAACTTCTCAAACTTTAATATATTAAATGATCAAGTAGCCTCTGTCTACGGAGTTTTTCAAATAAACAATCAGGGCAGTGGAACCAATGATGAAGAGCAGATATTGTTTAAGATATACAATCAAAGCACAGGCAACTATTTTAGTGTTAATGTAGATGGACTAGAGATTGTTTACTCTTTAGTCTACGGAGGAGTTTCAGAAGAGATTTATCGCACAGATAATATAGGACTCCAAGAACTTTTTGCAGCAGGAATTAATATTCAAGATCTTGTGTTACAAAATGGTGGAAATGTTGCTACATTCTTTGGAAATCAAAACTCTCTAAGCCTATATGTTGGAGGAGATAACTCTGGAGACAAGACATTTAAAGGGTATATTTTTTCTGTTGGTCTTGCAACAGCCTTAAACTCAAACGAGATATCTTCATATTTTGAAGATAATGGAACTGCTATTGTTGATACTTATGCTGGAAGCGGAGTTGAGTATTCAGAAAATGCCCTTGGACTTTTAGCACATACCGCAAGTTATACTCTTTTACCAACATTTGCATACAATAAATTATTCTTAGACATTGGAGTTTCAGGGCACTGGGAAGACTATTTACCTTTATCTTATTTTGGACAATATGTTCAGAACGATGCTGGAGATTCTTTTTATGACTTAGATTTCTTACAATTTAATCTTGGGTATCCGTCTACATCTAGCCTATTGCAATCAGAAACTGTCGGATCCTGGACATACCAAGGACTAAAAGATGAATATAGAATACCAATAGAAAAAACTTATGCAGAATTAGACAATGCACTCTTTACTGGCTGGAGTAACTATCAAGATCTATCACAAAGGTCTTTAAAGAATTATGAATATAATACAGAGCAGGCATCAATTAGAAGTTATATAACTTTCCAGTATATTCAAGATGGGGCAAATGCCTTACCTAGTACATTTACAACTACGGTTTCTGCAAAAGAAAACTCAGTTGTTGACGTTTCTGAATACTCATCTTGGAATACAACAAAGTTTGAGGTTGTTGATAATACCTTAATCTATCCAAGAAAAGATATTGACTTTAATGATTTGGCAATTGTCTATAGTCTTGATTTTAATGTTCGTGGAATATTAACAAAGCCAGTATCGCTTAAGAAACTAGAACTTGCTTCTCAGGCTTTTAATGAAAACTCATTTAACCCAATTGGAACAAGGTTTGGAACTGATCTATTTCCATATAAACGCTCTGGTATTTATTATGACTATAAAGCAAAAAATCCTTTTAGCATTTACAAAGGCAGCACTCCGTATCTCTATTTTAATAAGACATCTGGAATCCAGGTTCGTGGAGATTTTGACTACAACTTTGATCGTGGTATTTCAATCCCTATCAATCAATCTGTTGCAGAGAATTATAAGGTAAGTGCTTTTCAGTCTTGGGTTAAATATGATAAAAGATCTTTTCCATTAACACCAATAAGTTTGTTTGAAATAAAACATAAAGCAGAAACCATAATCTTTAATGTTGTTGCAAATGATGAGTTTGGACAAAGAGGCAGAATCTTTGCAAAAAATAAAAGTGATAACTCAGACTTTAGTGACCTGTCATATTTTATAAACGGAAAACTTGTTTATGACCCAGTATTAACTCTAAACGAGTGGGCTGTACTAGGAATAAACTTTGGAACAGCCTTAAACTTTGATTTATTTTTAGGGTCTGTAAACTTAAACAGCCCAGCAATATTTAACAACATTTCTTTTTACCAAGCAAATAATCTTCAACAGTTGCAGTCTAGAAGCACTAGACCTTGGAGCAGAGTTAAGCAAGATGGAGAAACTGAGCAGGATTGGGCATTCTGGCTAAACAACTATTCTTGGGATAGCACCCTGTTTACATTAGCCTCAGCCCTGTATGGAGTAAATGCACAAGAGGTTTATAACAATTACATGGGAACTAATAAGATTATCATTGATGACGAAGAAGGCATGGTGTTTGATGCCGACAAGATGAGAGTCTATAATGACACTACTTGGTCGGTATCGGTAGGCACACCAGTATGATCTGGTATACTTATGGTTATGGATTCTCTATTTAGCCCAAAAACTGGCAAACCTATTGTTGAAAATGTACGACGCAAGGTCATTGATAAGCATTATGACTGGGGTCTTTACGTATACAAGAAGTCAGATGGAAAATGGTTTACTGACGGAAATGGCTCTGTATTAAACATTCCTGCTCAAAAGGGGGACATCTCAAAGATTGCAGAACTTAAAAAGGCTGCAGTATTTAATGGTGATGATGGAGAAGGCAAAGCGGTCTTTGTTCCAGGATTAACAAGAATTTCAGAAGAAGAATATTCAGAACAAAAAGACAGAATGATCCAAGGTTTAATTCCAAATGTTAATGACCTAGGCGCAATTGCAGATGCACAGAAAACATTAAAGACACACGGAAGGGATGCGTACGAAAGTGACTGATGATGATAACTTCCAGTATGTTAGAGCAAGTTTAAATACTCAAGAACAAGAGGATAGCCAGTTTAAGGGTAGCGACCCATTTAATAAAAATTGGGAAGAATTAAAAGAATACTCTGGCTTAGATCAAAACTTTCGCCGTCGTGTAGTAAGACAGATTAGCAAAGCAGTATCTCCAACACCAGCGTATCTAGATTCTGCAAATGCAGTACCTGCTGGAGTAGACGATGCTGGATCAAAGGCTCTTAATCCTGGAACTGTATACAGGAACGGATACGGTCTATTTGATGTAATTACACCACCATACAACATGTATGAACTAGCAAATTTTTATGATACATGTTTTTCAAACCACGCTGCAATTGATGCAAAGGTAGAAAACATTGTAGGTCTTGGTTACAGGTTTGATGTTACAGATAGAACTTCACTAAGATTAGAAACTTCAGAAGATGAAGGCGCAACTGGTAGAGCAAGAAGCAGAATTGAAAGAGCAAAGATTGAACTTCGTGATTGGTTAGAAAACCTAAACGATGACGACTCTTTTACAAAAATTATGGAAAAGGTTTATACCGATGTTGAAGCAACAGGTAACGGTTTTATTGAAGTAGGTAGAACACTTAAAGGCGATATTGGTTACATTGGTCACATACCAGCCACTACTGTTCGTGTTCGTAGACTTAATGATGGATACCTTCAAATTATTGGTCAGGCCGTTGTTTACTTTAGAAATTTTGGTGCAAACAATCCAAACCCAGTAACAGCAGATAGCCGTGCAAATGAAATTATTCACCTTAAGTCATACTCTCCACTAAATACTTATTATGGAATTCCAGATATTGTTTCTGCAATGCCGTCATTAATTGGTGACCAACTAGCATCAAGATATAACATTGATTATTTTGAAAACAAGGCTGTACCACGATACATCATTACCCTGAAAGGTGCAAAACTTTCTGGAGATGCAGAAGACAAGATGTTTAGATTTTTACAAACTGGGCTTAAGTCTCAGTCTCACAGAACTCTTTATATTCCACTTCCTGGAGATACAGACCAGAACAAGGTTGAGTTTAAGATGGAGCCAATTGAAAACGGTATTCAAGAAGGATCTTTCAAGGAGTATCGTAAACAAAATCGTGATGACATTCTAATTGCTCATCAGGTTCCTATATCTAAACTTGGTGGCTCAGATTCTGGTTTGGCGGCAGCACTCTCCCAAGATCGTACATTTAAAGAGCAGGTTGCTAGACCAGCACAACATCATTTAGAGAAGGTCGTTAATAAGATTATTAAAGAAAAAACAGATGTTCTTGAACTTAAGTTTAATGAACTAACTCTTACAGATGAAATTGCTCAATCGCAGATTCTTGAAAGACTTGTTAAGACTCAAATTATGATGCCAAACGAGGCTCGTCAGGCTCTTGATTTGCCACAACGCAAAGATGGAGATGAGCCATTTGTCATGACTCCAAGACAGGCAACTGATGCTGCTGCAAATCTTTCTGGGAATAGAGCAAGAGATACAGAAAGAACAAATAACAATTCTGACTCCCCAAGTACAGTTGCTGGACGCAATCCTGCGGGTGAGGGTAGATCGTCTCAGTAATTGAGAAATCTAATAAAACATTTGGTATAATGGATTCTGATATGATGATAAATAAGGCAAATTGGACAACAGACAAGGATAGCCTACGTCTGTCAATGCCTATTGGTAAGGTAGACGTAGAACGCCGAATGGTCTCTGGCTTTGCATCTCTTGATAACATTGACAAGCAAGATGACATTGTTACAGCAGAAGCAAGTGTTCAAGCATTCAAAAATTTCAAGGGCAACCTAAGAGAAATGCATCAGCCATCAGCAGTAGGAAGAATGATCTCATTTAAAGAAGATCGCTATTTTGATCCAAATTCAAAGAAGTTTTATAACGGAGTTTATGTCTCTGCTTATGTTTCAAAGGGTGCACAGAATGCCTGGGAGAAAGTCCTAGATGGCACATACACTGGTTTTTCTATTGGTGGCAATATTAAGGTTTGGGACGATGCATATAATGCAGACCTAGACAAGTCAATTCGCATTATTAAAGATTATGATCTTTATGAATTGTCATTAGTTGATAGCCCAGCAAATCAATTTGCAAGTATTATTTCTGTTGAAAAAGTAAATGGTCAGAGTGTTGTAACTGGAACATCTGCAGATACTGTTATTGAAAATGTTTTTTACGATTCCGAAAACGGTATTGTATTAGTCTCTGACTCAGAAACAGAAGCAAGCCCAGTCAGTGGTAAGAACATGGAAAACATTGGTTTTGTAGAAAAGAATGATGACGAAAAAGCAAATATGATAAAGTTCTTAGTTGATAGTGCTAAAGGCATTAGTACAATTAAGATTACCAAGGAGGTAAATAAAATGACAGAAGCAACAGAAGCAGTATTAGAT